AAGTCAGAGCCCATTTGCATTAATGGCTGTAAACCTGTGGTGCGGTGTTCGAGATCGTTAATCAACAAAACTAAGTTGCTTAGTGCAGCTTGTGCTTTGGCTAGAGTTTTGCGCCTACGAGATCTGGGTAAACGCTCTGCGTTGCACATGGTGAGTGCATCGCTAGAAAGCTCACCGGAATCTGCCGAGAGTTGCAGAACCCTTTCTACATAGTTTTTTTGCTCCTCTTCCGTTCGAGGAACTTGAATAGTGACCACACCATCTTCTGCTAGTAGCGTGTTTAAGATTGTGTAGTCACCAGAGACGCGGCATAACAGCGCAAGTACTGGGGGCGTCAAATGGCGAGGTTGAGCAGGGTTAAGCATGTTTCTTAACGCCTGCCCGTCTATGCCCATAACTCGTGCGAGTTTTTCGACATCGTGGTTAAGGACGAAATCACAACAAACGGCGTCGTAAGCTCGTTGTTTGCGGTCGCGTAATTCAAATATGGCGATGTTGTCGTTCATAAGCGACACTCTTATAAGAACGGCGGTACGAGAATGACGACCCAAACAAACACGTGTAACCACGTGGGGCAGTAATTCTTGGTTGGTATTAGGGAGGACCAGCGCATGATTCAACCCAACATTTCTAGAGCTTCACGAGTTGCCATTTCATTCATGGCAACCATGTTCACTAGCGGCTTTTCTTTCGTACGCTCTTTCTTCTTAATGAGGATTTTTCCCTTTGAAACATAGTCTTTGATGGTTCCCATAGGTAATCCTGTTAAGCGGGAATACTCCTCATACGTCACGTATGGAACAGGTTGAACTGGGCTATATGACAACATGGTGATATCCTGTTTCGTTAGTTAATCTAAATTCAGATTCATGCAGCTTTGGTCGGTTGGTAAATCTGAGTACGAAACAATCTTAGATCGTCAAGCGAGCACTTGTAAATGCCCAAATGACAATTTAATGGATTTTTAGGAAATAAATTTGATGTCGAGCGACAAAATTCCCCCATTTGACTATTTAAAAGGTTCGGATTTTACTCACAACTTAAAAAATCTGACGAATTGCAAAGATTTTCATGAGCTTTCAGAGCTAGTTGACGTGCCTAAGTCTACTTTTAGCACGTGGAATACACATGACAGAACGTCACATGAACTAATGGTTCGCTTAAGTCTCGCACTAAATATCCCTCTAGCACAGCTAGCCCTTGCGCCAGCAAATCGTCATTTGAGCAATTCAGGGTTTCAAAGTAGTTCTGTGACGAAGACTGACAACGAACAAGGAAATCCACAACACCAAACCGTCATTCTCAAAAGCTATTGCCTAGCTAATGGCAAGCTAATCGATACTGGCGAAATCCCTTATCCCGCTAGAAGAATTAATAGTTTTGGTTTAGAGCACTCAAAAGTTGTTGAAGTAGAAACAAACGACGCTATTTACTTGGTAGATAAAGCAGCGACAAATGCCCTAGCAGGAAAATACTTAATTGATATTGATGGGATGTTATCGATCAACCATATTCAGCGCCTACCAAACAAACTCGCCGTTGTATTCGGTAACTCAACAGTAGAAGTGTCAGAAGAAGACATCAGAGTTATTGGACGCGTGGCTGTTACATTGAAGAAAGACTGATTTTTTACGTTGATATTAAAACTTGTCGGTTGCCGCTGATCTTAGCGGTACTTTTCAAAATAAATATAACTTAACGAGCTAGGAAACCATGGATACAGGTACTGTAATTGCCCTCACGATTTTTTTTCTACCACTAGTATTATTGCTTATTCTACATTTCAGAAATAAGCAAAAACGAACCTCTCTTAACAATCAGATAGAAGAGCTAAATAGCGCATTGCGACAAACAGAGATGCTATCTAATAGCCTAGCTCGTGAAAAAGAAAGTCTTCTAGATAAGTATGCCCCTATCATTGATATGGAATTGCACACCAAACAATTACTAGATGAAGCTGAAGAAGAAGCTTCTTCTATTCGCCACCAGGCTGAAGGCGTCCTTTCAGAAGCTGATGTACACCGTAAGGAAGCTCGCGAGAAACTAAAAGAAGCAAAAGATAAAATAGAAGTACTCAAATCAGACGCTCGCGAAGAAGCCTCTAAAATTATTACCTTTGCTGAAGATCAGGCTAAAGAAATTGCAGGGGATGCTATTGAAGCTAAAGCCAAAGCTGACACGTATGAAAAAGCTATTCGAGCGATGCGAAATACTATTGATGGTTACAAAGATGACTACATCATCCCGAACCACTCAGTACTAGATGACCTAGCCGAAGAGTTTAGCTTCAAAGAAGCGGGAATTGAGCTCAAAGTAGCTCGTAAACGAATTCGTGACATGATTAAAGAAGGTTACGCTGGAGCATGTGATTATGCTGAGCAACACCGTAAAACTTACGCCATTCACTTTGCTGTCGATGCCTTCAACGGGAAAGTCGATAGTGCACTATCCAAAGTTAAGCACGATAATTTTGGAAAGATTAAGCAAGAAATCCTCGATGCTTTTGCGCTAGTTAATCATAACGGTGCACCGTTCCGAAATGCTCGTATCAATAAAGAGTTTCTCGATGCTCGTCTTACTGAACTTAAGTGGGCTGTTGCGGCATTTGAGTTGAAAAAAATTGAGCGTGAAGAACAAGCTGAGATAAAAGCTCAAATTCGCGAAGAAGAACGAGCCATTCGTGAGATGGAGAAGATCAGAAAAGAAGCAGAAAAAGAAGAACAAATGCTTCAGAAGGCTTTGGAAAAAGCTCGTGCTGAATTAGGTCAAGCAAGTGAAGAACAAAAAGCCGAATTTGAAGCACAATTGGCAGAACTAGAAAGCAAACTTCAAGAAGCCGAAGAAAAAGGGCAACGCGCCTTGTCAATGGCTCAACAAACTCGCAGAGGTCATGTTTACGTAATCAGTAACATTGGTAGCTTTGGAGAAGATGTTTTAAAAATTGGTATGACTCGTCGCTTAGAGCCAATGGACCGAGTAAAAGAATTAGGTGACGCATCTGTACCGTTCTCATTTGACGTTCACGCGATGATTTATAGCGATGATGCACCAACCCTTGAAAAGGAACTTCATCGTCGTTTTGATCTTCAATCAGTAAATAAAGTGAACCCTAGAAAAGAATTCTTTAAAACGACGATTGCGGAAGTAAAACAAGCGATAGAACAACAGGGTTTAAACGAAGTTCATTGGACGCTTAAAGCCGAAGCTGCTGAGTATAGAGAAAGTTTAGCCATTGAAAGAGATCAAGAAGCTGAAGCTGTAGCTTGATAAATCAATTTCAGCATCACTATGCTTGCGAACTAATGGGGCAATAAGAAAGACCAGACCCCATTAGTTTATCCACACCTTAATTAGGCGTTAGTATTTCATCCCGCAACCTTTTGGAATACAACAATCGAAAAAACCACATGGTAACATTATGAAATATCGATTTATTCTATTGCTTTCTGCCTGTTTGTTTTTACCATCTATAGCTTCGGCTGAGGTAATAAAAAAAGATGCTCATTATGAAGGTAACCTTACTTGGGTGGCTGATGAATTAAAAATTCAGCAGACTAATATCACCAAATCAACAAAGAGTGGTCCTTTCGAGCAAGTTAAATCAGTCTGGGGAACATTGCGGATTTCTTTTAACAAGAAAAGTGATAATTCAGGATTTTTGATAACAACTACTGATGTTAGGGAGATAAAAAAAACAAGTAATATCTATGATAGTTCTTCGTTACCCATGCTTTGGAAATCTACCGCAGCATATGAAATTGTTGATGGCAGTAATCCCCTAATAGTGTTTTTTGTTGAGAAGCAACAAAGTAAAGAATTTACGGATTGGCAGAAAAAATCAGAAGAATACAAAAAAAAACGGGATCGTTACAATCAGTTATCATACAAAGAGAAGCTAAAAGTATCTTCTCCGAAGCCATTTTTTCAGTTTAAACCTTCACAACAATATGAGTACAAAGTTGTAAAAGAGTACCATATAAATTTAGAGCGTTCTGATAAGCAAGAAAAAGAATACTGGTCAGTTATTGATGCTGAAAAAAGCCGAGCGAATCTTAATAACATGTTTATCATTGTTGGTGCAGCAGCTCTCTTATGGCTAGTATGGTTTATCGTAAAGAAAATTCGAATTGGCTTACTAACAGCCAAACGGAAAACATCTGATAAATTTCAGGCTATGAAGGAAAATAAGCGCAAGGCAGAGGTAAGAAAAATAGCTGAGGTTGCAGCAATCACTGAAACTGTTAAAAGTGAGCTTAACAAAACTGAAGCGAAAGAGCTTATCCAGTTAAGAGAGCAAATCGCTGAAGCTATAGAATCTGGTGACTACGACAAAGCTGATTCATTATTGAAGTTAGCTGAGCGACTTAAAAGTCTCGAAAAATAGTATTAACAAAATTTTTTTCTGTTCTAGTAGAATTGAGTTAACACTAAGCAACTTATACCCAGAAGTCAGCATTGTTTGAACTCGACAATTTAAAACATTGCCCATCAATTTAGCTCTAATTATACTGTTTTTATAACCAGCACTGTTAGGGCTTTCCTATGGCTATTCGTAACCTAAAAGATAACAGCAAGAAACCTTGGCTATGTGAATGTTACCCTAACGGGCGCGGCGGAAAGCGCGTCCGTAAACGTTTTGCAACCAAAGGTGAGGCTACCGCCTACGAACTCTTCTTAATGAAAGAAGTTGATGACAAGCCATGGCTTGGTGATAAGCCCGATCACCGCAGGTTGAGTGAACTTGTTGATTTATGGTACGAACTGCATGGTAAAAAACTTAAATCTGGCAGCCATACCCGAGGTCGTTTAGAGCATGTGGTCACTGGGTTAGGTAACCCTATTGCGTCTCACATTGATGCAAGGCAACTCGCCCACTACCGCGCAGCTCGTAAAAGCAAACGAGGGAACCAACAAGACAACGATATTGCTATCAGTTCAAGCAACCGTGATATGACTTGCTTAAAAGCGGTGTTCAATCGCCTAATTGAGTTGAAAGAATGGCGCTTCCCTAACCCACTTGATGGGCTGAAAAACCATCGTGT